TTCGCAGTTGGGCCAAAGAGGCCGAGTTCGCGATCCTTGCCGGCGACGGAGATCAGTCCATCTACTCATGGCGAGGTGCTTCTCCTGAGGCATTCTTGGGTGAGGACATACCTCCGCAAAACAACTATCACCTGAAGCAGTCGTACAGGGTTCCTCGAGCTATTCACCGCGTAGCCTCCAAGTGGATCGAGAAGGCTAGTTACAGGTACGCGGTCGAATATGAGCCCAGAGACTTTGAAGGTGAGGTGATACTCAGCCACAGGGGCTCTTCGCGCGCGGTCGAGCCGGTCCTTGACCAAGTTTACGCGGACCTAGAGAACGGCAAGACCGTGATGCTGCTGGCGAGCTGCGCCTTCTCGCTGTCTAAAGCGATCGCAAAGCTCAGGGAAGACGGGATTCTGTTCCATAACCCCTACCGTCTGCACAACGGAGCGTGGAATCCTCTGCGGGGTGGATTCGAGAGGCTTAACGCTTTTATGAAGATTGATCCAAGCATCCACAAGCATCAAGCGAGGCTCTGGACATGGGGTGAAATGAGGAAGTGGATGGACCTCCTAAAGTCCAGCGACTGCATGAACCCTAAGGCTAAGAAGCTGATACGACAGAAGGACGGCACTCGCGCTCGCTACGAGGTGATGTCACCAGCAGATGCTCTTGATGTATTTAGGGAGTCCTCTTGGAGAGAGCTCAGGCAGCACCTAATCGATCGCAAGCCCATCGAGTGGCTAAAGAGCAATATGCTCGCGTCCAAAAAGAAGTTGATGTCCTATTCGTTCGCAATTGCAGAGCAGCATGGTTCTGCTGCGCTACTTGAGGAACCTCGCCTGGTTGTAGGCACGATCCACAGCACAAAAGGGGGCGAGTGCGATAGTTGCTACTTGTTCCCTGACCTTAGCCCCTCCGGGGCGCGAGAAGCATCGAACGCGGCAAGCAGAGACGGCGTGATCAGAACCTTCTATGTGGGCATGACGCGAGCTAGGGAAAAGCTAGTGCTTTGTTCAAGATGGAGTCCATCTTCCGTAAGTTGGGGAACAGCATGAACAACAAAGAGATTCGTAAGGAGATCAAAAGCCTCAATAGGGCCGCATATCGTCGAGGATGCTTGTCCTTGCTGCCGATTCTTGTACCGATTGGACTGTTGGCGGCATGGTTCCTTTCCTAAAGCGAAGCTCTGAAGAGCAATCTTCCCCTAGAGAGCTTGCGCGCAAGCTTCGCATCCTCGTCCCCCCTACCTGGCCTGTGCAAGTTCGCACCGTGCAGCTCTCTGAGTCACATGGCGACTGTGAGCTCGTTAAAGAGAGCAAGCGTGGGCCTCACTTCCGCATCAGGCTTGCAAAGAGTCTTTCACTGGACGCCGCTCAGTTCGCTCTGATCCATGAATGGGCTCATTGCCTGAGTTGGGGATCAGAGTCGCATCGCATCTCGCATCACGGTCCTGAATGGGGGATCGCGATGTCACGCATCTGGCAAGCCCTCATGGAGGAATAATGAACAGGCGAGAACTCATCAAGCTAAAGCGGACAGGTCTGAAGCTACCTGACATTGGCCTCTCAAAGAGGGCAATCAACCTCCGTAATCGTCTCAGCGCAGTCGGGTTCAACCTCCAGAGGTCACACACCTCAGATTGCGCTTGGGTTATTTACAAGCTTGATGTCGACATGAAGCATCAGCTCGCTCTTAGGGCGAGAACACTAGAAGAGGTCTCTTCATTCGTGAAGCTCGAGGAGCAGTCCATTATGAACAGGATGATCAAATGACAATCTATGTAGGCATCGACCCCGGCATAACCGGGGCGATCGCGATCCTCGGAAACGAGGGGCAGTTTATACACGCTCTCAGAGTGCCGATCATCGAGGCTGGAAACGCGCGCAAGGAATACGACCTTCGCCAGATGTCGAACATCTTCCTAGATGTGATGACCAACACAGAAGAGAAGATCTCCTGCTGGATTGAGAAGCAGACCACAGCACCAGGTGACGGACGAGTCGGCATATTCCGCTTCGGCATCGGCTACGGGATGTGGCAGGGGCTCCTCACCGGCCTCGGAGTTCCGTTTGAGTTTGTCACGCCACAGCGATGGCAAGGGGCAATGCTCGCTGGACATCCTCGCAGCGGCAGAGATCAGATCAAGGTCAGCGCGGTAGCGGTCGCAAAGAACCTCTTCCCGCCGATACCGATCAAGTTTAAGAAGGACTGGGGGATGGCAGATGCTGCCCTCATCGCAGAGTACGGTCGAAGAGCTCAAGCAAAGGAGTAAGCATGGACTGGGGAAGTTTTAGTCTCGGGTGCGCTTTTGGCGTACTCATTGGAGTGGTCATGGTCTTCGGATACATGATCATGCTGGCTCGTCCGCAGATCAGGGAAGCAGCTCGCAAGGCAAGAGAGGGGAGAAAGGGGTGAGCGAGCGACCGAAGGGTAAGAAATCTCGCTATGACGCGCGAAGGAACAGGACAACCTGCACCTTTGAAGACGGCGATGAGCCGAACCGCTGCAGAGCCCGGAACCGTCAAGGCAAGAGATGCGGCAACCCCAAGGTCGCAGGGCGCACCGTCTGCAGGATGCACGGGGGACACGCCGGCAGACCTCCGACCAGCGGTCGCAGGAGCATGGCTCTGGGCAGACTTCAGGAAGCTTACGAAGAGGCCAAGAATGACCCCACACTGCTCGACCTCAAGGACACCCTCGCGGTGCTTGATTTGGTTATGCAGAAGGCCGCAGAGCACTTTGTCGACTCTGACACCCCTGAGCTCAGACAAAACGCTCTCGAGCTCCTCATTCAAGCTAGGGCTGAACCAGAGCCTGAAAAGAGAGAGCACTACCTAGATGCGCTTGAAGAGTTGCTTAGGGCTGGGGCCAATGAGAGCGATGCTCTTGAAAACCTTGCCAAGGCAGCAGAGAGGCTCGCTAGACGAAAAGAAAAAGCATGGGGCATCAAGCTCGATGCAGCAGTTGCCATGAATGCGCGCGACATGATCGCTGTGCTGGCAAGACTCACAGACTTCATTATGGAAGAGGCCCCGCGTGACGCAGCAGGAAGAATTATTAGACGGATTGACCAAGAGATCATGGGCGCAGGTAAGACAGCGGTTGGACTCGATACTGGAGAACCAGGATGACGCGGGATACCCCCAGTTCGTCGACGATCCGGGCGGGTTCGCTCGCGAAGTGCTGAACTTCGACCCTTGGTCGAAACAAGAAGCGATCGGCAAGGCCCTTGTCGAAAACCAGCGAGTCTCCGTGGTCTCATGCAACGGAGCGGGCAAAACAACATGGGCAGCGAGGATCCTCCTGTGGTTTATGAACACTCGCAAGGGCGCGATCGTCTTGACCACTGCTCCCACTTGGCATCAGGTTGGTCTTCTATGGCGAGAAGTCAGGGCCGCGTTTGCTGAGTCCAACATGAAGTTGCCCGGAGAGCTCATGCAGACTCGCCTTGATATCTCTCCCAATTGGTATGCGATGGGCCTGTCGACCGACAAGGAGGAGAGGTTTCAAGGATTCCACGCGAAGGGCTCGGAGCCTGGTGGAGAGGGAGGTCTTCTCGTCATCGTCGACGAGGCATCTGGTGTCGCAGACCACATCTTTGATGCTATGCGGGGCTACCTGACCTCGCCCAACTGCTATGTGCTCCTCATCGGCAACGGAAACAGGGCCGAAGGAAGCTTCTTCGACTCTCATCAGCGAGGCAACTGGGCTCGGTTCGAGATTGCAGCGCACGATGTGCCTGAATCAATCATCTCTCGCGACTGGATCGAGGAGCAGCGCATCCACTATGGAGAGGATTCGCCTCAATGGTATGTCCGCGTCCTTGGAAAGTTTCCGCCCACAGGGGGCGACTACCAACTGTGTCCCCTCTGGCTCCTCGAGCAGTCCTGTGACACTGTGCCAGACCAAGACCTAGGTAAGCATATGGGGGTCGATGTTGCTCGATCAGGAAGCGATCAGACCGTCTGCGTAGTCACTACCGATGGCATCGTTACTAGGACCGAAGCGTGGACCGGATCAGATCTCATGGAGACTACGCGCAGAGTTCTCGGACTTGCACAAGAAGAGGGCATCGAGGGGCAGAATGTTCATATCGACGCCTCCGGCCTCGGCGCCGGCGTAGTTGACCGCATGGCAGAAGCTGAGATGCCTGTCGACGCGGTCGACTTCGGAGCTGGGCCGCAAGGCGACTGGGGAGAACTCCTCGGGAGAGACTTCAAGGCAGCGAACAGAAAGGCCGAGCTCCACTGGGTCGGGCGCATGGCGCTCATCAACGGGATCGCCGCGGTCCCTGAACGCTTCAAGGACAACCTCTGGAGGCAGCTTCAGTGGACGAACTTTCAGTACAACGAGCGTGGATTCCTGCTCATGGAGCCCAAAGAGAAGCTCAGGCAGAGGTATGGCGCCTCGCCTGACTACGCAGATGCTTGGTTCCTCTCGCTCTCGCGGGTGTACAGTCAGCGGAGGGTGTTCTTCGTATGAAATGCCCTAGCTGCAACTCCTCAAAGACCTCGGTCAGGTCGACCCATTGGTCCGATGGTCTAGAAGCAGTGCGCCGGCGTCGACGGTGTGAGGAGTGTGGCTACCGCTGGGGAACCGTCGAAGTGGACGAAGACCAGTCTGGGATCATTCCCAAAAAACGACCCCCGCGCCAAAGTCGAAGCCCTCGTCGGGCCAATTAGCCTCGCCAGAC